GCAGGGCGTCCATCACCTGACGCATGTCGTCACGCAGTTCAAACTTTGTGGCGTATTCCTCGCGGGTCTTGTTCAGCAGAATGTTGAGCCGCTTCTGCTCTTTGCTTTGCTCAGACAAAAACCAAGCAAGGCCAGCCACGACTAGCCCGGTAAGCATGTCGATGAGGCTGGTCATTTCCATAGCTTATGCCTCTGGCCAATCGTTGATGGGTGCGTTGCCAGATGGCTCGCCATCGACCATAGGCACGTCATACAGCGCCATAAACGCCGCGTGGGTAGTTGCGCCGCTGATTGCCGTCTCAATGCGCTCTGAGGCGGCTCTGACGTTTTGACGGTAGGCTAGTGTGGCTGACGGCACGTCTGTACCATTTTCAGCAGAGCGCACGACCATCCAGTCGGTCGGTGCCAGCAAGCCAGCCGCAGTCACTTTGACCTGCGCGATTGCGTTGCTCTTTAGGCCTTTAGTGACGACTTGGTTGCCGTTAATGTCCAGCATAGGTGTACCATCTTCATTAGTCTCGTTGACATCGTCCAGAGCGCGTTCAACGCCCTTTGACCAGTAAAAGCGATTGTCATAGCTGGTGTCTGGGTCAGCCTCATACACAAGCCCGATTTCGGCTTTACGCTCATCTGACATACGCATCCAGTTTGCTGGGTGCTGTAATCCGTTATCGTCTGCCCACGCTTTGCCAGCGCGGATGACTTTACCATTATATTTGTATGCCATTGGTTATCTCCTATCTGGCGTTGCTATATTTTGCAGGGGCTTCGGCAAAGGCGATGTAAATGTAAGTGCCGCCTGATGCATTTGTTTCACCATAAGTAGCATTACGAACCTTAAAGCCATTGCTTAAAAAATCTACATGAAGCAAGTTTGATGTGTATTCAGCATTATTTAAATTAGGCCACAGTACATATTGCATCTGATTGTATGTGTCTCTTTTGTTATCATAAAGAACCCATCCCGCCGCACTATCTGTTCTTTTTATTATAACAAGGGCGGGCCGGAAATTGGTGACTACCATAGGCCCATCTGTAGAATTGTTGCCGACATATTTGCCGATTTTCTGATGCCCCTCAACATTCGCGAAACAATAACAGATTTTTGTTGATGGGCTAGTTAAGTCGGCGTGACCTGCCATATAACCGCCGACACTAAACACTGTGTCAGTCGGGTGTGTGTCGTTCCAGTGGTTGTATCCGGGGTCATACCAAGCGGTCGTTGTATCCAATTGTCCAGTCAAATTAGCCGCCAGTAATGGTGTATGAACATACCATCCAACAGCGTGATTTCTTGTTTTACCTATAATAAGTTGAGGCTGAACACCAAGCCCGTGTCCGACAGTTCCGCTTGTAACACCGCTTCCGCAAGTAAATGACACGATACTAAACCCAGCATCGGGATTAGCCGATACTTGTGACGTAATACTACCTTCGGTGTTGCTAACTGCTGTGCCGCCAGCCTTCCAGTTCCAGCCAACGTAGGTTCTGCCGTTGTAGTACAGTTCGCCAGCGGTAATGGATGCTTCTACAAACTCATAGCCAGTGTCAGTAACACTGAATGTTGTACCGCTTGCATTTAATGCGCCTTCAGCCGCAGTGCCATTTGTTTGTAAAAATGTGTTTGTGGTTGACGAATTGCCACGCACAACATCAATCAAATAATGGCCTTCAGCATTGTCGCGGTTTTTAATCCAGCTAAAGTCAGGACGAAACGCTAAATTGCCGTGTGTGTATGTGCCGTTGCTAGTAGCGGCGGTATACAGAATAGTATCAAAGTTCTGGTCATTCGTTGTGGTGCTGTTCGGGCCGATGGCTGGTTCTGGTAGGTTGGCTGAACAGAGGGCTAAGAAACCTGACGGTACTGCATTAAAAAACGAACCATAGCCATTGTCATCAGAGTAACCGCCATCTGTTTCGGTGCCAGCGAATGTGCCTTCTTGCCCAAAGTTGGCTATCATCACATTGCCGCCAACACTGCTGTCAGAACGTATCTGGAAAAACGGCACATATTCGGATGCAGTCAAATCAATGCCAGACAAACTTTCATTCAAACCGCCAGCAGGGTCTCCATCTGTGCCGCCATCGTTTGCGTAATAAGTACCGTTTATGCCAAACCAGATTTTGCCATTATCAAAGTCAGCCGCAATGTTTATGACGTCGCCGCTTGCTGGCGTAGTCCAAGTGCCATTTGTGCCACCATCTTTGTAGTATGTAGTCAGCCAAGATGTAGTTGAGTAATTATCAAACAGCGTTGCAGATGGGTCGCCAGTTACTCCTTTGCCATTTAACACAACAGTCTGTGCGGCCTCATTGCCTATCCATCCAGCCACGCATCTGAAGTTTGCTTCGGTTTTGCTAAACCTAACCTCGTGATACCACTTGCCACTTGTAACACCGAAACTGCCAATGGTGCCATCCCAATAACCAGTGCGGCTAGTCGTCAGCTTCAGATTGCCTTCTGACAGGCTAGTGTTTGGCATTGGTACGATGTTGCTGTAATTCAGGGTCGGGCTGTCACTTACGACATCGCTTGCGGCTAGGTTGTTGGCAGTCCAGTCATTGGTGTTGCCTGATAGGTCATCGCCTATTGCCGCGCTGTCTGCGAATGACAGGTAGAAGCCGTTAGTACCATATGTTAAACCTGATACGTTTTTTGGAACCCAGATGCCGTTAATGGTTTCGCCAAAGCTGGAAGCGTCTAGGGCAGTGCCGTCAATGAAATGAACCTCTGCCATATAGCCGTCCCAATAAGAACCATAACGCTGTAAACCAAGCCTATGTAAAACCGTATTGTTTACATTTGTATCTAAATTTAAGGATGGATTTGTGCGGCTAGAATATGATGTTTGTTCAGTGCCGTTAATATAAATCTTTATTCTGTCATCTGCTGTGGCACTTGTTGTATCTACAGTACAAACAATGTGATACCAAGATGATGAGTCCCGGAGCTGTGCGCTGGTTGCCAATGAAGAATTACCGCCCCCACCATTTTCAAGTACAACTGTCAACTTGCCAGTATTATCAAGTCTGATCACCGTATCGGGTGCGCTTGTCCCTGCACTAAAAATAGGTGGGTAATTAGTAGCCGTTGGGTTTAGCTTTATCCAAGCGGAAAAAGTGAATGTCCTGCGATTACTAGCAGACGCTGGTGTGCGGCTTAGATTTGCACTATCGTCATCATTAAACCGCAGAGACTGGTCAATGCTGTAGCTGTAAAACGACCCGCTGGCACCTACGTTACCCGCGCCGCCTACTGAAAGAATACCGCTCATAATATCGCCTTTAAGATACGTTCAGGCTACGCCCGATTTCATACATATTTGTGCCGTCTGAATTAAACACCAAGATGTCTCTCGCAGACGCAGTGGTGGTCAGCGTTGGCGCTGTGCCAGCCGCAAACTTGAACACAGCGTTCCAGCTTGGTACGCGGGTGCCAGTGGCGTCTTGGATGACCGTCAGGACGTACACACCGCCGTCAACCATATTGGTAGGTGCGCCGAATGTGCGGTCGTCAGTAAGGGTAACGCTAGTCACCTGATTGGCTGATGCGTCCCAGCTAATGGTCGCCGCATCTGTCAGTGTGGTGGCGTTGAAGTTCTGCGTTGCAGTAAATTCTTGCGCGATAGACAGGCCAGCGATTGTGGCGTCAGCGTCCGGCACGGTCAGCACGCGGGTGTTGCCAGTGGTGATGCCCACCGCATCGAAGCGCACCTGCTTGGTGTCGTCAGTCGGGTCGGACAGCGTGAAGGTGTCCTTGATGGCCGAGACGCCGTCGTTCATGTCGGCAAGGTGAGCCATAATCATGCGTAGCGCGTTATTCACATCGCTTGGCACCATTGTCCCTTCGCCGAGGTCGATGCTATCGACGTCGGTGTTGTTAGCCGCGCTAACGTCATATTCAGAAATTTTCGTCTTAGCCATATCTATCTCCTAGTTATGCATTTATAGCATATTTGCGCGCCCGCGTCATTGCCCCATCCGGCGCTGGAATGGCAGGCTCTCGGTGATGTCCACGCGGGGTAGCTCTTGCGATAACAGGCCAGCGGTGGCTGGTGCGCGCATTGTGGCCGAAACTGCTGGCATAATCGCCTTATTTATAATAGCCTGACCAAATGGCGAATATGCCAGACCAGTGGCGCCAGTTAAGATGCCAGCGGTTACTGGATCGTACATTGCACCACCGCCTGCTAGGCCGTACATAGCCAATCTGCCCGCCGTGCCACTGTCAGGCACCTTTGTGCCGATTACGTCCGCGCCAGTTTCAGCAAGCTCCTGCATGCGAGCGCCGCCACGGGCAAGCACAGACGGTGCGCGGCGAGACTGTGCGTACACTTTTTCTAACAGCTTCGCAGGCGTAACCTCACCGGCCATACCCTTTGCAGACGCCGCCATTTGGATAGGCTTGAAGCGAGAGTAAGCCGCGTCGATGTTGGCGAGCTTTCCAGCCTTGTCTGGGTTAAACTTGCCAAGCGTCGTTGTCAGTTCCTCAGCCGCATCGCTTAACGCCTCGCCAAGCTCGCGCTGGTAAGCGTCGGGTGATGTCATAAATTTATACGCCCGCTGACGCAGTGCGCTTTGTGCCTCTTTGAAAGCTGTTCCGGTTAATCTGCCGTCGACTACGCGGTCGCCCAGCTCCTTCATTATTATTCTGGAATATACGCCAGCCTCTTGCTTAGGCAGTGTGGCGGCAACGTCTGGTATCTGCGATATGATCTGATTTGGCGACGGTATGTTTATGTCTTTCAAGACGTCGTCATACGCCTTGCTAATTATGCTTTCGGCCTTAATGTATGCGTCGCGCCCCTTCACACCCTTTGGCAGTGACTGCCCAAGCGGAGCCAGCGCCTCATCGTATGCGACACGCTCAAAGCCAGTGACAGCTCGCCTGCGGGCGCCACCTATCAGGAAGTCAGCCACCGGCAAGCCAGCTAGACGTTCCTCGACGCCGCCAACTATGCCGCCAAACTTCTGGCCGACTGTAAGTGGCACGCCCTTCTTGATAAGCTCTGCCGCGCCCGCTGTTACTGCTGGTGCGGCTCTTTGCAGACCCGCGCCAAGGGCGCCAGCCGTTATCATTGATTGCGGCACGTCGCTCATTTCTTCTGCCGCACCAGCGCCATACGCGGCGCTCATGCCTGCTGTCTGGGCTGTTTTCCCGGTAAGAGCCTTTGGCGCTTTTTGCACGCCCTTTGTCACGGTTTGGCGAATAGCCTCAGCAAGCGGCTCGTTTAATTTGGTCACGCCCTTTGCGATACCCCTGCCAGCCAGTCCAGCCACGCCCATTGGCATAGCTATTGAAGACGCAATCTCTGAGCCATATGCGGTTTTTGGATAGTCAGAGCGAAACTGCTCAAGCTCTTTGCGAACCTGATCGCGTGCCTGCTTATATGTCTGATCGCCGAGTATGCTTCTGACAAAACCCTCGGCCTCGTCAGCAGTCCCAAACGTAATGCCTTGTCCGATTGATCTAGCCAGACCGGTGGCAAACTCCAGTACGTCGAACCCGCCGACTTCTGGGTCTTTACCCTTAGCCTGCTTTTCGGCCAATAGTGCTAGTTCTTCTGGTGTCGCTTCTCTAATCGCCATATCAATCAACCACTAATGTTTTGCCGTCTGGTGTTCTGTAAAAAGACTTTCCGCCAGCTCTTTCAATAAATACAGAGCCTTTAGGCAAAGATGATATGCTAGACGCGCCCATACCCTCTTTTTGCAAAAACTCAAATGCGCCACCTGATTGAGCTTTCATTGCATCAATAGCGGTTTTGCGGGCTAAACGCTTTTGCTCTATCGTAGCCGCACTGTCGCCCGGTTGTGGGAAGTATTTGATGTCTTCAGTCTCAAATTCTGTAGCCGAAATAGCCGCGCCACTCTCTTTTCTTAGGACAGCGGTTATAAAATTTTTCTTAGCCGCTAAGTATTGCTGGCCTTGTGACGACATCGCGGCTGACTGTGCAATAACCGGCAAGTTACTTGCCGCATAATCTCTTGTATTGGTTGGGTCATAACCGTCAGTGGTCAACCTGTCGAATATAGTTTGGCTGTCAATCATTCTGTTAGCAAATGAGCCAGCCAACAATTTATCGCCAGAAAAGTCTGGTTTCTTTGTGCCAATGACAGTTTCGCCAGCTTTAAGACCGGCGGGCGTAGGCAGATTGCTTAAATCCATACCGGGAACCTGCACAGTTGTAACTGTGCCATCAGCCGCAGTTCTTTGCTCTGTTCTTGGCGTTGATAGAGCTTGATATGAGATTGCATATTGCTGTTGCTCAGGCTCAGTGGCTGTGCCGTCTTTTATTTTTGGCGCCAAATTTAAGACAATGTTTCTGTCTTGAGCTGTTACACTTGAGCCTTTGTAAAACTGTCCTGCCGTGCCTAACTTCTCCGCAATCTTTGCCTGCGTCAAAAGATTTGTTAACTCACGATCCTGCGCGCCCGCATAACCCTCACTAGCCGCCGCACCCATCTCAGCCAGCACACGTCCAAGCGACACCGGTGTGGGCGACCAGTCGCTGGCACGCGCACCCGCAATCGCGGCTTGGCTAATCGCCTGACCGACCGGTGACGCCAGTGGCTGGCTAAATGCGCCCATAAACCCGCTAGGTTGGCTCGGTGGCGGCGTTGGCTTGGATATAGGTAGTACGCCGGGCATAGGCATACCAGAAGCCGCCTGCTGGGCTTCCTGCGCCTTTTTCATCTGCGCCTGACGTAACACTTCACGCATCATAGGTGACAGCGTTGGTGCCGTTGGGCGCATCATCATTGGTGGGTTGCGGCGGTTACCAGCAAAGCTAGTCTGGCCGTATTGATTGGTAGCGGTAGTTCCTGCTGGCGACGCCAAGCGTGACGGCATCTGCAACCGATTAAATCTGTTAGCTATACTGTCCGCCATACTAAGCCCCCAATAATCCCGCTAAACCGCCACCAATAGCGCCTAAGCCGGGGGCGCCAAACATACCGCCAAGCTGTGCGCCGCCAAGAGCGCCTGACAGCGCCGAGCCGATTGGTTGACGATATACCGGCTGAGACTTCTCGCCGCCAACCGTGCCGCCTTGAATAATCGACATGTAATTCGCCAACGCGTTAAGCGGACTTTCCTGCTCAAACTGGAAGCGCGCCATATCCGCCTCAAGCTCGGCTTGCGATTGCGCCTCGCGTGCCGCGCCGACTTCGGCCAGCTTGCGCAGATCGCTAAACCCAAACTCATACGCGGCCGGTGCCTGCTGTATGGCCTGCTGTTGCGCCTGATACGCCATTGGCGCCAGAGCCGCACCAAGCGCACCCTGTTGATAACCTGAGCCGTAGCGCCCAGCCTTGGCCGCCTGAGCCTGCACCTGTTGCACGACGGGTTGCATAGCCGCAGACATCAGCGGGTTTGTGCCGGTTAGGTTTTGGTATATCGCCTGTTGCGTGGCTGGAATAAACGGCGACCCAGACACAGCCATCTGACGTTGTGCCGCAAGTGCCGCTTCGCTTTCGGGTGAGTAACCCACAACCGTCTGGCCGGGGTAATACTGAGGCGCACCACCCTCGTACAGCTCTTTGGCCTGCGACATGCCGTACTCAAGAAATGGCTTCGCGTATGCTGGTGGGCCGCTACTCTGGGTGATTGTGCGTGTTGATCCGCCGCCTTTACTCATCGTTCAAATCCTTCGCCAAAATAACCGCCGTCGCGGTGTAATCTTTGAGGTGCCGTTGCCAGCCCTTCCTGCCGATAATTTCCATCGCGTCACATCCGAGTGACTTCGCCCAAACCGATATGGACTTTTCCGCCTCAGTCAGCTCGCTCAAGTCCCCGCCAGCTAACCAGATGCGGCATATAGACCGCTGTGGGTAGTCCACTATTTCTGTGATAATAGCAGACTTCTCTAGCGGATGTAACTGTGCCTTGCCGGTAGCCACAGCGTGGTAGACGTCTTCCATAGTGTGCGTGCCGCCAGCATATTCCAGCGCGTCGCTGATCCACTTGTGGCACCGTTCCCAGTGTCCACATAGCCGGTCACTATCCGATAATAAGATAGGCGAAATCGGCGGTGTGTCCTTGGTTGTCATGTCCGATAACCATTGTTCCATTTGTGCTTGTCCCCTTCACATACGGGTTGTGATGCCACGGGTTGTGGTCAACGCCGCAAAAAAACACCAAGCTCTCGGTGCTGTAACGTGGCTCAGATACCGTCGTCTCGGTTACGTTTGCGCCTAAGGTAACATATCCGATACTATTGAGGCCGCCATTGATCGTGCGGTTCAGCACCTCAGCAATCTCACGGGTTGTCGCCGTGATCGGGTTAAGTATGCGAAAGTTAGCCTTGCGCTGTTCAACCGTCATCGCCGACCCACCTGCCTAGCCTCGACGTCAATGCCGTGCGCGAATGACCAGTTATTCGACAGCAACATCTTCACCCGCTGGTATCTGTCCTGTGACCTAAACGGCACAAATCCTGCCGCGTTAGTGCCGCCACCAGCTTGAAACGCGACTGTGTCGGTTGGCGTGCCTCGCAAGCCGACGAACAGCTCAACCGTGCCATCTTCGTGATACGGGTACACACGCGTGATAATGCTGTGCTTGCCGACGCTAAGCGCCGCCTCGCCGGTCGTGATTGTCGCCTGCAACGGGTCGCCGGTAAACGTGTACAGCTTATCGCCAACCGCGCCGCCAAAGAAAAACTGACCGCCGCGAAATAGCTGGCTGTCGAGTGTTGTGGTCAGGCCGTCAATCGTTGCCGACAGGTTGTCCAAGTCCTCGACCGTGTAACCGGCGCTAAAGAATGGCGTGATAAAGTCAGCGTTTACCTTGCCGAGTGACCAGCGACCCAATGCGTAGTTAAAAATCAGCAGGCGGTCGGGCTGGCCGGTTGTGCTGGCGGTGCTAGTGTACGACCAGACCGCGATCTGATTAAGCGGGTCAACCGCCGCAGTCATCCTGTCCTTGTACTGCGAGTTAAAGTCTTTGGCGAAAAACTTGTCGATCTTCTCATTGCCAATCGGCGTCGACCGCTGGCCGTCAAACATGTGGAAGCCGTTGTCGGAATAGTAAAACACGTTTGAGCCGTAGTTACACACTGAGCCGGGTATGCTACAGCCGCGTTGGCTCTCGACCTTGTCAAACTGGAAGATAAGCGGCGGGCCGGTATATGTGGCGCGAAATATAGCCTTCTCGCAAAGTATCGTGCAAAACTCCCCGCCCACCATTCCGGTAATAGCACCGCTATCGGGAAGTTCCTGATAATCGCTCTGATCGACGCCGGACGTCCAGCTTGTGATGTCGTTAAACCCTGACCATCTGACCTTATACGGCACACGCCCTGAGCCTTCGTCGATATTAGCCGTCCAGATAAAGTCACGCACCACGGCCAAAAAGTCAGCCTTTGGCGGCGAGCCAGCCAAGTCAGAAAACGCAGTGTCTGTGCCTAGTTGCCACTTCTGCAACTCTTCGCCGGTTCCGCCAGACGCAATGACATACTCACCAAATTGTACGAAACGCCACTTCTCTGGGCCAGCGAGGTCATAGGCTGGTGTGCCAGCCTTGCTGACATCGTCCAGATTATTGGTTGATGGGTTGAACGAGTATAGCTTGCTGTCGTCCCCAGCGAATAGCTTGACGTTGCCGCTGTTGTCTTTAGCCGCATAGATACCTCGTATTGTGCCGCTGGCAGAATTGCTAAAGCTAATAAACTGGTTTAGCGGCCGGTAGCCGTTATACGCCGGTATCACGTTCTCTGCCGTGACGACGCCTGCGTTCATAAAGTCCGGCTGATCCGGTAGCCATTCGCCAAAAGTAATCATTGCCCTAACCAGTTACCAGTTGCGCCCGCGGGCGGTGTTGACCAAATGCTAGGTGCGCCTGCCGCCGCAGTCGCCCAAGACGGCGTAGTCGGTGTGACTGCCGTCCACTCCTCGCCGAGTATAGTCATTGTCACGTCGCCAGTCACTGCCACCTGCGGCGTACCGGCCCCAGCAAACTCCGCCACGACACTTGTAGCCTGCGTAACCGCAATGTCAGCCGTGCCAGCGCCCAGCGTCACAAAGTTAGAGCTAGACGTCGCGCTGGCGGTGATTGTGGCTGTGGCCGCCATAGGCCGTATGCGATTAAGGTCAGACGTCGCAGTGCCGACTGCGTTGACCAGTGCCTCAAACGGCCGGACACGGGCAAACGCGCTAGAAGCCGTGCTGATGGCCTCAACAGAGGCAACCATAGGTCTTATACGCTCGGCGGTGCCAGAGGCCGTCACAGAGACGCTTACAGCCGCTGAGACGCTTTTTAACCTCGACGCCTCGGATGTTGCGGTGATTGCGGTGCTGGCGCTACCGTCAGCGACCTTTACTTCCAGCGCGAGCGCATCGAGCGTGCCATAGTTCCAGTTGTCTAACGCGCCCCAGCCGTCCATATGGTCGAGCGCAACCGCAGTCCACGCGACCTTATCGCCAACCGTGTCGATGGTAAACGGCAGGGCATCAAGCGTGCCGGTTAGCCTATCTAGTGGTGCGACTGTCGACATTGGCTACCCCTAAGCGGCGGTAATGTCCATATCACCGATTGCGATTTTGAGGATGTCGCCAGTATCGATGACCTTGCTTGCGGTCAGTGCGCCGTGGATCAGCAGGTTGCCAGAAGTCAGGGCGTCAAAGATACCGAAGTGAGATACCGTACCCCAAGAGCCTGTGGCGGCGTTAAACTCGACCGCCGCGTCATTTGATGCGACGCCAGATGCGGCCGCACCAAAGCTGATAGCCTCGCGGGCGTAGTTATTGCCGGTCAGCTCGGTGCCGCTGTTGTCGTCGTTAAACGAACCGGTCGACAGGCCGACGTAAACAGTTGCTGGCATCGTGTAGGCGCCGGTGCCTAAGATGTGGTCGAGAATTTCATTCTCAAGGTAGTCGGACATAGCAGACATAGTTTAGCTCTCCACTGCTGAATTTTGGCGTTGATATACACTGCTGATAAACAACGACCCCGTGCCATAATGCGAGCGTTGCTCATCGACCTTGATCTCTTCAAGCGCAAGGTTGAACCGTTGCAGGTACTGCGACGCACGCGTCTCATCTAGCAGGTAAGCATACGCCTCGGCCAGTGCGCCGTAAAGGTAGGCGTCGGGCGACCGGCTCAGGATGTTGTTTGTCTGGTTTACGGCTGACAGCGCATCAATCGTGCCGATGTAAACGATCTCGACCGTGTACGTTGTGTCGGGGATCGGGCGCAATTTGATTTCGTCGCCGATGATGCTGTAGCCAAGCGGCTTGCCCTGACCGCCCGACGAAAACTTTGTGTCAAGCGCCGACGGGCTGTAGTAAGACAACACGGTCAGCGGCGTGGTGTTTAGCTTCACCTCGCGCACCTCGCGCAAGTCAACCGGCAGGGCTAGGTATTCGTTGCCGCCAACAGTCGACGCGGTGGCGCGCTTTTCCTGACTGCGTGTCTCAAGCTCGCGGCTCATGCGTGCCTCGGCCATTGTGATGAAGTCGGGTATCTGTGCCGTCAGGTCGTCCCTAGCCAGAAACCCGGCTATGGCAAGCTGTAAATTTGCGTATGTATCGACTGCCATTATATGTTTCCGCCGCCTGTTCTAAAGTCACGGTTCTGATGATCGTTCAGCCACGCCTTCCAACCCTTCGGGTTTTCCTGCGGCGTGCCAAGCGTCTCAATCAGGTGATTATACACGACATTAGGTATTTCCGCTACATGTTGCATGTGGCGCTGGGTATTGCCGATCATACTGCCCTTTGAGTAGTCGTTATTCATCTGCCGGTTTAGCTTTACCAGCGTGTCGAAGCGTTGCTTTTGCTCAATGACAGTCGAGCCGTCATTGTTCTGGTGCATGTACACTTCTTTTTTGGTGTGTGGGTCTGTGTATAAGACGCGCTTCATATTACCACCTATGAATTAGAAGAGAGGGGGCAGTCGCCCGCCCCCTCAGTGATATTACGAACCGTTAAGGTCAAACACAACAGCGTGTGCCCGTGGCGCGGTTGGCTTCAGTGACCATTCTGTCACAAGGTGTGACGTGGTCGCATCGCCGTCCTTAGCCAAGTCTTCCTCAAGGAAGTTACGACCTTTCAGTGTGCAGATTGACACATAGTCTGGGTCAATCAAGAACACACGGTCGTTGCCCATCAGGCGTGATGGAACGGCCTCGACTGTGCCGAAGTCTGTAAGGAATACAGAAGTCGAGCCGACGTATGTGACTTCCTTAGCGGCAGTCATATTTACGTCGTTAGACACCAGATTGCCTGTGGCAGACAGGTCTGAGAAGTTGGCGCGGTTAGTTGCAGACGCAACCATCAGACGAGGATTACCGCCGTCTTCCCACGCGTCCTGCATGCCGTCCTCGATCAAGGCAAGTGTCAACGGGCGAGCCGTGCCTGACGTGATCGTTGTTGTGCCGTCGGCACCAACAGCGAAGGCGCCAGTTGCACCCACACTACCGTTTGACATCCAGCAAGTCAGTGACGCTGACTTACGAGGGTCAGAGCCGTCACGGGCAACGTCGGTGTCACCGATTGCCTTTTCGATATCCCGGCGCAGTTCGAGAGCCTTCAACACCTTCTGGTAGTTGTGTTCGCGCTCACGGCCTGCTGTGTCAACTGCATCAAGCATTTTGTTACCGCTGGCCTGTTTATGACCAACTTCTACGGCTTGTGGTTAGGTTATACCGTAGATCAGACTATATCTTCACTTTCGTGTTGGGCGCTCGTGGGCAGATTATTCTTTCGTCACCGCCTAGTCGTTGAACCTTCACCAGCCCTCAGCTCTCGCTTCCATCTGGCGCTTGGATGCTGATTACCCGCCTCCGGGCTTCCCAGCAATTCACCCAATTTTTTTCCTGAACCAGTCAGACTGCAATCTGATTTAGAACAGGGGAACCATTGAACAGTTTAGTTCCACTGGTAGCAAATACTTTCTTGGAAATCTGGTGGTAGTTGCCCACGCGTGATGTTGGGGTCGCCGCCGCAGTCGCAGTGGTCGCTCCCTCATTATGATAGTTGGTAGCTGACGCCGCCGTCAGCTCCTGCACTTGCCATTCCACAAAGATACCATTGCTGGTCTCTTTTTTTACGTTGCTGAAAATCGGTGTTTCAGCAGGGTCGATGCGGTAAATAATATCGGCGAGCTGTTCCTTTTCGCCGACTGCCGCGCTTGTTGCAAAAACAGTCATTGTAGTTTACTCCTTGGGCTATCTGCCCATTAGATAATTAACGGCGGCATCCACGGTTCCAGCGTCCTCAAAACGCTTTCTCGCTTGTTGCCGAGAACGTGTAGCAACTTCGCGCTTGGTTTTCGGGCGTCCTGCCTTAGCCATCTTTGGCGCCTCACGGGTGCGTTTTTTGGCGGCGGGTTTCTTCGACTGAAGGTTGTCCCACTTCCACGCCTTGTAAAGCAATTCGATAGCCCGCGCGTCAGACGCGTTGGCGATCTCTTCTTCACTAAACCCAATTCGACGCTGTGCGTACTTGATGACTTCCTGACGCTCATTCTCGCGAATGTCGTCATTCTGCCACTCAGGTATGCGTTGCAACATATCGGCGCGCTGGTGCTGTAAGTGCTTTTCCAGATTGCGCTGATGATCCTGCATCTGCTGTTCTGCGACGCGTTGCCTTTCGGCTTCGACTGCTTTCTGCTGTTCCTTGTACTGATCCCATTCGGTCTTAGCTAGGAACAAGTCACGCTCGCTCATCGTTTCGGCTAATGCTCTCCAATCAGGTTCCTGCTGGACTGTCTGTTGGATTTGGGCGCTCAACAAATCAAGTTGCTGTGCGTAGGCGTCGCGCATTTGCTTAACCTCGGCCGCCTCTTGTTCAAAGGCTTTGCGCTGGTTAGCCAATTCCATCGACTTCCTAGTAAATGACTGCTGACGCTGATACCCGTTGCGAAGCTCGTCTAAGTCTACCTCAATTTCCTCACCGTCAACTTTGACAGTGTATTTTTGCTGAGGCTCATCGACGTCATCGTCGTCATCATCGTAGTAGTCATCTTCGCCTTCACCGGCATCATCATCGTCAATGTCGTCATCCGGCGCCTCGTCGGCGTTATCGGTGGCGGCATCTAGTGCCTCTGCCTCTGGCTGTTGAAGCTCATCTTGAGCCTCGTTCTCTTCTGCCGCAGTATCCGCTGGGGGATTGCTCAGAAGGGTTAATGCGTCATTCATTGATAAAGTGCCGGTTCCATTCGGATTGTCGACCATAATTAAATCACCTTATTTTGTTAAAAATAGTGCGCCTCTGCAAATCTTCCAGTTGCGCTTCGGCTAACTTACCATCCTCTACCACGCTTTGAAAATACCCCCTTAGGGCGCTAAGTGCTTGGCTTAGATTGTAAATACGCTCGCGTGCCTCTGCGTCTTTGACGTCGCTCGACTTCCACGCCTCAATAAACTGCGTGTCGAGGTAATCAAACGCCTCAACAAAAAGCTCATGCCTTAGCAGGCTGGCGGCCTTCTCGGCCCGCGCCTGCTTGTCCCTTAGTTTGTGTTTGTCCATTTTTCCCTACGATAAAAGTGTGTAACCTGTTAGGTCGGGCGCCTGTTTGAAGTATTGAGGACGTGTAGCCGCGCCGCGTCGAAACGCTAGGTTGGCCGTGCTAAAGTCTGACGGTGTGCCAAAGCCCGCGCCGTAACGCTGGGCAAACATGCCCATACCCATAGGCGCAACGTCAAGTAGCCCCATACGGGCGTAGTCGCCTTCGGCGTATGGGCCAGATGTTGTCATAACTTTACCATCACCACCGGGTAGGCCACCAGCTAACCGGCACGCCTGCAAGTCCTCGTCAAACATGTAGCCGTCTGGGCATTGCTGTTCGCCGGTTACGGGGTTTGTTACAGGCGGTACGGTATCGTCTCGGCCTCTGCCATCGTCAAAGGTTGGTTGGTTAGGACGATTGCCAGTATACACCTCACCAAACCCAAATATTCCCGGCCCGTATGCGCCTTGCAATTTGCCAGTAGTGTCAAACGCTGGGTATGCGCTAGGGTTTTGCAGTGCGTTTTCTATGTTGCTTAGGTTGAAATTTGAAAGCAATCCGCCAATACTGCCAATAATAGACGGTACTTGATACGTCTTGCCAAACAAAGTCACAGGAAAAGACATAAGGCTTCTAGCTTTATTTCTTCTGTCTTGTAACTGGTCAGCCACATACCCCATAATTTGATTTCTTGCTTCCGGCGCAGTTAATCCCGTTGCCGTCCGAATTTGCATCATAGTATCGTAAACGTCTCTGGCGGTTCCGCGCGCAGTGCTATCAAAACCCGCATCATATTGATACCCGCCTAAGTCGACGCCCTGCGCCGCCGCCGCCGCGGCGGCAATGTCCTGCTGAACGCTTTGGTCGATGTCTTCGTCAGACAGCCCGCCGCCACCGCCATTATCGTTGCCGCCACCCATTCCAGTAGCGGCTGAACCGCCACCAGAACCTTGAAAGCCGCCGCTGTCACCATAATCAGGATAAGACGGTATGCCGTGATGCAACTCACCGGAACCGCCATTGTCCATAAGCAGTTGCGCCTCTTCCGGCGTGATGTACGCCAGCAGGTGCTTTTGGCCTCTGATCGTGGTGCGGCGTGGTGGGTTCTTCATAGCCATCGTTATGCCCTCGGCAGGTTCGTTGATATTTCGGCGTCGGTCACTGCCTTAGCCACGCGTAGTTGCGCCTCAGCCTCTAGCTCTTGGCGTCGTATGTCCATTTCCATAATCATCTTCTCGCGTTCCAGCTCAAGCTCGGCCTGCATACGCTCGCGCTTCAACGCGATCTCGGCCTCGGCTTTTTGCTGTGCAAGTTGCATGTCCATTTGCGCTTTCTGCTGTGCCATCATCAGCGCGGGGTCTTGTTGCGGCTGTTGCTGTGCGGCCTGCTGTTTCTGCATTGCCAGCGTCTGGGCGACAACTTGCGGCGAGTTAAAGAATTGATCGGCATCCTTGAAACCGCCAATCTCGGCAATCGAGCGCAACGTGTTCACATACTGCGGCGCTGACACCAGTGGGTTGTCGGCGCCTAACTGCATCAGGATTTGCTCTTGCTTCGCCGCGATCTGCGTCAGGAACGCGATCTTGGTTTCGTCGTCAGTCGTGCCAAGCCCGACCTGCACAATCGTGTCAAACTGCGACTTCCACTCGGCCGGATTAATCGGCACAAAGCTGTTGTTGAGGCGTAGCATCTTCTCGTTGGTGTCGTGCTTTAGCACAAGCGCCAAGATGCCCTTGAACAAGTCCTTCACGCCGGTCTCGGCCATTGTTCGGGCGTAGCTTTCCAGCTTGATCTGCGCGCCGCGTACCGTGGCGGCAACCGCACTAGCGGTTGACGACTGCAATGCGTTTGCGTCGAGGCCCTGCGACGCGGCACTCATGCCGGTGCGCTGTTCCTTAATCGTGTCCAAATAATCCATCAGCGGGCGTATCTCGCCGCCCACAGATGCGCCAGCCAGTGGCTGTATCATGCCCGGCTGTCTTACGCGGATCACGCCGCCAGCCTGAGCGTCGAGCAGGTCGTCGAGGTTTACCGCGCCCTCAACCGCCGCTATGCGCGGCAGTGTCGACGAATACACGCTGTCCAGATACTGGCGCATCAGCGTGGTCTTGATGACCTGCAAGTCCTCGGTCATGTCGTAGATCGAGCGACCAACCAGCCGGTGCGGCATCAGGATAGGCGACGCAACCGCAAACGGGATGTGATCCCACGGCTCGTTGTGCAATATCTCGGCGCCGTCGGTGCCAATCGCGCAGATGCGGCGGCGCTCGGCAATGCCGTCGCCGTCGAAGTCGACGTTCATAATACATTCGTGGTAAATGACCGAGCGCAAAGTCGGGTCGGCCGGATCAACGCCGGTGGCGGCTTCGATGTCTTGGAAGCGGTTGTTTACCTCGCGGTCGGTATCCAGCTCATTCTCGCCAGCGTACTTCTCGACCAAGTCGCGGTCGTAACCCATAGCCACAAGCTCGGACACAGTCAGCGACGTGCGGTGCGCCATAAAGTGCGCGTCCTCAAGCGACGTCGCGTGGCGTGATACGAGAAACTCTTCGGGCGGCACGTTGATGACCTTGATCTCGCCCTCGCGCCGTGTGACGCGGACAGTCAGGTCGTACTCAGAGCGAAGTGGCACCGTCTCGCCGGTTTCTTCGCTGTACATGCTTTCCATTACGGTTTCGGCCTGCTCGACGATCTCGATGTCGGGGTCGTTCATCAGCATAACCAGCTCGTCTTCGGACAGGCCGTTGTACTCTTCCTCGTCTACGTTTTCTTTTTCTTCGTAAAAGAATTTGACGACGCCCATACGAAATAACAGCGCGTCCTTGAAAAACGTGTGAAGCAGTTTGTAACCGTCGTTGCGCTGGTTGATGATGTAGTTAACGTAATTCGACGCCTGCTCGGCGGCCTCGACGTCCTCGGCAGTGCGCGGCGCAAAGCGGACGTATTTGTCGTTTGCCGTAAACACCCGCATCAGGTTGGGCATGATGGCTTCGACGGTGTCGGCGACTTCGGTGGCGACTACAGACGACCGGCCCTCAACCTCGTTGCCCAGCGGCTCACCCAGATAAAAATCAAGGGCGCGTAGGCGCTCCTCGGTGTATTCGCTGTCAAAGTGGTTTAGCGCGTCGGTGATTTCACCTGACACGATCGAGCCGAGCTGGTAGTCGTCCATTTTAGCCATTTTTCTTCGCACCTTTAGCCACGCGTTTTGGCGCGGGTTTTGCTTTTATTGCAGTGGCATTATCGCACACTTCCTTGGTTTGTTCTAGCGGGGGCTGGACGCG